CTTTGATAAATTGTTGGTGTGTTAGCAGATTCATAAACTGTGTCTTCTGCTAATAGTGTTTCTCCAACTAAACCTTTATTTCTATATAATCTAACATAAAAAGCAGTTGTACCTGTGCTTGACTGTACTTGATATTTTACATGTGCTGTGACTAAAATATTATTAGAGTTACTTGATGGATTTAGTGCAACTGATAATCCTGAAGCCGCTTCTGCCTCTAGTGTGGCTCCTGAAATTGCTGTTGTGCTGTTGTCATCATCAACACTGCTATTAACTACATTCTGTGCTTGAGCTTGATTGATCCATGCAGTACCGCTCCAAGTTAAAACTTCACCTGAGTTTGCACTGGCAATAGTTACATTGTTTAAATCAGTTAAGTTGGCCGCATTAATTCTTGCATCTGCTCTTGAGTTTGTGTAATAAAGATTTGACGCACCTTCTATCACATTGTCTGTTGTTTTAGTTGCTAATCTATTGTCCCATCTTGTGTCAGTGTAATATAAATTTGTTGTGCCTTCACCTAAATTATCTGTGTCATGATTTGCAATACTTGACACTTGTCCTGTTAACATAGCTGGACTTGAACCAACATTTAAAATTACATCTGTATTGGCCGCTAACACATTTCCAGTGTGTAAACCTGTTGTATCGCCTGTTAATGTACCCGAATGAGCACCAAGTGATACTGTGCCTGTTGCTGTTAAATCTGTAAATGAACCTGTTGATGGTGTAGTAGAACCAATTGCTGTTGAATCTATATAACCACCAGTTATGTTTGCACCTGGAGATGATAAATTAGAAGTTACATTGATACTTGCAACTGTTCCTATTGAAAAATTATTAAAAGTAGCATTTTGAAAGTCAACTGTCATTGATCCTTCACCTACAAATGCCCAATTACCGTTACCTGCAGAAGATGTATATAACAAACTTGCTACTGCAACGTTACCAGCTGAAACTTCTAAACCTGATCCTGCGCCTGGCACTGTTCCTGCTTGATCATTAACAGTAATAATTGGATCAGTGGTTGTTAAATCTGTTGTGCTAACAGTAAGTAAATCATTCACAAAATTCACGTTTGAATCAAACGAGATTGTTCCTGATGACCGTCTAACTACTTTTGCTGGCATTTCTATGCTCCTTTACTATATTTATTTATTGTCAATGATTTGATTAAAATGTGCTTAAAAGAAAAAGCCCCCCAGTTTCCTGGGAGGCTTCAATATGTTTAACTTGTTTGTGGATTACACAAATGACAAGTTTGATACACCGATTTTTGAGATGTAGTCTTGTGCATTACCAAGTGATGATGCAGTGTTGTTTAACTCTACATAACCGTATCTTGTCATGAACGATACTACTGGCTCAAATGTACCTGGATCAATTACAACGCCAGAAGACATTAGAGGAATGTATGGGCAATAGAAAGCCGCCGCATCCACTTCGCCTGGACCTTTGTAACCAACTAGTACGTTAGCACTATCAGAAGCATATGAATTAACGTATACTCTCATAGAACCGTTTAATGTACCAACAAATTTAGTGTTAGTTGGTGCATCAAAAGAACCTTCAGTTGTTCTTGCAAACGCTGAAGTTGTCGCTGATTGAAGAATTGTAAGTGCTGTTGGAGACATTACTGCCCAGTTACCTGCACCTCTTCTTGTTCTTTGTGCAATCAAGTTTGCTTCTCTGTTGATCAGGATGGCTAAAACTGCATGTTTGTCACCGATATATGTGTGTGTACCAGTTACACTGTTCATGTCAAAGTTTGTTGCCGCCGATGTTGCTAGAGAATTTAGTGAACCTAAAATTTCTTGATCGATTTCAGCTGTTATTTCTTGTGCTAGAGCCGCCATAATTTCAGCTTCTACATCAAGACCGTGCATTGCGTTAGCATCTTGAGCCGACTCAAAAGTCCATCTTGCTGATAGCTTTCTTGTCTTAGCTTCTACAGTTTGTTTTAACACTTGAATTGATAGTCTGTTACCAGCCGCACCTTCTAGTGTTGATGTTGAAGCCGCTTTGTCGTCAACGTCACCTGAATAACCTTCAGCAATTTTGAACGGAGAAAGTGCTTCTTCGCCTGCTGTAGTATCAGTACCTGATGTTGAATTGAATGAGTCAGCGTATCTAACTCTTAATGTGTGGATTTGTCCAACTGGACCTGTCATTGGTTGTACACCAACGATTTCGTTTGCGATCACAGTGGGCATAACCCTTCTGATTACTGGAAGGATAACCTTGTTTAAAGCCGCAACATTACCAGCGCCTGTGGCACCGGCTGTAGCCGCTTCAGCCAAATAAGTTTGAGTGTTCTCTAGGATTGCACCCATAGTCTCTTTTCTTTGACCTTCAAGTCCTTCTAGCAGAGCAGATTTTGTATTTTCCCAATTTTCAGTAATTGTTTTGTCTGTCATGTTTAACTCCTTAGACCTGCTAGTCGTTTAATATTAACGATATCATTATTTTCGTCGTTGTTAGTTGTTTCAGCTCTGTCTCCAGTGTGCTCTGTGATTACTACTTTGTTTGTTTCAACTTCAGTAGTTGTTTCATTTAACACTGCTGGTAGATATTTTTCAAACTGCTTCTTAAGATTAACAGTTTGAACTGATTCAAGTAACTCTGACATTACTTGACGCTTATCTTTTGATAGTGGTGAAACAAGCTCGTTAAGAGTTTTTTCTCTAACAATCTTGTCTTCAGCTATTTTTAGCTTTGTTTCCACTGTCTTAATTTCAGCGTCTTTTTCAGCGAGGCTACCTTCCAATGTCTTGGTCATTTCCTGCTGATCAGTAAGTTGATCATTCAACTTACGAATTTCTCCACCTTCATTTAGGTAAGAACTCATGTATTCACCTGCAAACGCTTCAAACACTTTTCTACCAAAATTGTTTTCTTTTGCAACTTTGATGTCTTCTTTAAGTGCTGTCATTTCGTTTTTCAGTGTTGAACTAACTGTGTCTTCAACAAGACCAGCCGCTCTTTTAACAAATGCCGCTTTAGTATCTTCGATAACTTTTTTACCTTCTGCTACTAATTTAACTTTTGTTTCAACAACGTCTTTTTTGTCTTGTGCGAACTCAGATAATTCATTGGAGAGTTGTCTGACTACAAACTCTTCTAAGTTTGTAAATTGACCTTTGAGTGACTCTCTGTCGCCATGTAATTCTTGTACTTCTTTTACAAGAGTTTCATTAACGAACTTAGTCAACAGTTCCGAATGTTCTCCCATTTTTTGTTTGTATGCTACAGTTTCAGCAACAAGTTTTTGCTTGTCTTCTGCTAGTTCACTCATCTCTTTTTTAAGAGAATCAGTAATCATATTGTCCATAGCTTCAACAATTTGAGATTTGTCGTTTTCGTAACGTTGTGCAAACTCCTCACGAAGTTCTGCAGAAAGTTCCTCACGAGCCTCAGACAGCTTTTTCTCCCACGCTTCCTGAACTTGAGTTTTTACCTCTTCAGAAAGGGTTTCGGATCCAAAAATTTCATCAGTTATATTTGCCATCTGAATCTCCTTATTTTAACCTTAGTTCTGTTATTATTTTCATAACTTCTTCTGCCAAATACTTTTCAGCTACTGCATCATATGTGGCATCACGACTCAAATTTAATATTTTTTGTCCGCCACGCATATTTAGTAGACCTTCGTAAATGGCTTTTGGATATGCATCAGGGGCCGAAGGCTGTGCAACAACGTCTACAGTAACGATTTCAAATTCTGACACTTTACCATCGTTACCAACATTGCCAGCGCCTCTGGAACTTACTCCCAATTTACATCCGCCTTTAAGCAAAGTTGATACTATTTTACCCATTGGGGTTTCTAGTATTTTTAGTTTTCCGTATCCATCTGGTCCATCCATCCACATATTTTCTATCATATGAGAAACTCTATCTAGGTTGATCTGTAAACCTTGTGGATGATCACATTCACCCATTACAGAATAACCACCATTGATTTTCTCTTTGATTGAATCTACTGCACCACGGATTTGTTCAACCGGATAAACACGTTTGTTTTCGTTAACTACTCCACCT